CGGGGTTGTCTACCATGACGATTCGCAGATCATAAACATCCACGTTACGAAGGTTTATTCGAGTCTGCCAGGTGTTGATATTTGCGTTAAGGAATGCCTAGATTAGGGTAAACACCTATGGTAGAAAACCAACAATTAGCTAACATTTAATTTTTAACAGGAGTGAATCATGGAAAAAACTTGGGAATTTGACACAACTACAGGTGCGGGCAGCGAGATTGTTACTGTCGTTTATGAATATGAAAACGATGGAGAGACAACCTATAACGAGTCCATAAAAGAGGTTTGGTTTGAGGGTAGAAACGTCATCGGGCTATTTTCTGACGAACAGTTTAAAGAGATGGACATTGAGGCTTCTATGCGGTTTCAGAATCACAAACTGAACTACAAGCAAGAGGATGTATGAACGAACCCACCAAAGCAATTCAATACTTAATCGATACCGCCCCTTTGTATGCCAAAGCCAAAGCGGATCGGATGTACTTGGAAGAATTTAGAAAATCCCGCAAAGCTCAGTTAATGAGTCAAGCGGGAACTGAGGTTTTAGGTAAACAAGAGGTTTATGCTTATGCTCACCATGATTATGTTGAGATATTAGAGGGCATTAGAGAAGCGGTCACTCTTGAGGAGGAATATCGTTTTTTAATGAGGGCAGCAGAGGCAAGAATTGAGGTGTGGAGAACAAACCAATACTCTGCCCGCATGGAATTAAAGGCAACAACTTGAATAATAAACTGAACGCAAAAGAGAGGTTGCACCTTGCAAGGGTTAAAAACCTCCCATGTTCAGTCTGCCAGGCAAACCCCCCAAGCGAAGCCCACCATTACAAACAGGGCTTGCAATACACTTGCATTGCCCTTTGTGTTGATTGCCATCGCAATCCTGTAATGGGATGGCATGGGCAGCGGAGGGCTTGGGCTATCAATAAAATGGATGAAATAGACGCATTGAATGAAACCATCCGAGGATTGTGCGAAGAAATGCCCACCAAAAGCCATAAAAGCCCTTTCTAGGCGCTTTCAAAGGCTTATCCATGCCAACCTACGCAAGGCAATAAAAAACCCTCCGAAGAGGGCTTTTGGTTATCGTTTAGTAAGTATTCGTAAGATCAAAGCAATCGTTGCATAAATCATGCAACACTCTCAAAATTGTGAAGCTCGGGATTCTTAAAAGTTAACTCACTTTTAATATATCGAGATAGGATTTCTTTAATCAAGTCCTGATTTTTTCCACTAAAAAACATGGAAGCCAAGTCCCCTGTCTCAACGCCAATTACATCTTGAATGTGTCGACAGGCTTCATTTAGTGCATCTTCAGCAAGGTTTTTAACGTCTTGCTCTGTCATATAGTGCCATGCTTTCATTTTATGCCTCCTCCATATCTTTTATAAAATCAACTCGTTGTTCGTGGCTTTTCTTTGCTAGTTTTAATAAATCCCTAGCATCGTCTTCATCTAAACCATAATATTCTGCAAATACTGCAATAGTTAAAAAGTTATTAACCCAATCAAGATATAAATCAGCGAGATAATCCCTTAAATATATTGTCTTTTTCATTCTTGATTCTCCAAAATATAATCATTAACCATGTGTTGGGCTATTTCGTACCAATTAACATCTGACAGAAAAGCCCGAGCGTAATCTTCCATAAGGCTAGAGGGTTTGCGATCATCGCATTCAAAGATGTAAAACTCTGCACGTTCTTGCAATGCCTCGGATAAGGTGTGAAGGCAAATTAATTCAGGATCAACTTTGTCTTCGATGCCATCAAATTCTGAAATGTCAAGATCATCAAAAATTTCAAGATTGATGCGCCATGTGGCGTAATTTGACCATCCGTTATAAGTTTTATCGCTCATGCTAATTCCTTGGTAGTTTCTAAAACGTCATTGAAAATCCATGCTTTACCTTGATGCCAAGAGGCAACGTGTCTGCCTTTTAAGTAATAGAGGTTTACTGTGGTAAAGGTGGGATATTCTGCAGATCGGTCGGTTTCCTCTTTGTATGGGCAAACACTAAGCTCTTTCACATCAACAAGACCACATAGAAGATGCTCAAAGGCTTTTTTTGTCATTGAATAGTTTGTTTTATTCATGCTGAAACTCCAAAAGTTTCGTTGACTAATGCGGTAACCTCAGATTGAGGCGTATCCTTCATAAAGCGAATCATTGCGCTAGATGTATGGCGACCATAACGATTTCTACTTGTGTCGTGGTCACAAGCCCAACGAGTCCATTTAGAGCGAACAATCGCCTCTGTTTCGATCTCAGAGTAGCCAAGGTTGAGAAGGGTTTGAATAACGCCCTCCCAACTAGCAAAACGATCTGAGGAGTAAGCGTCTGAGGTTTTCTCAGCGAGTGCTTTAGCTTGTTGTGTGATTTTCATCGTCGCCTCACTTAACAAGGATGTCGAAGTAAGAGAGGAGACCGACACAAAGGCATAGCCCAATTGCGATGGCTGCCATGTAATCCAAGAGAGAGTTTTTCATTGTTAACACCTATTTAACCCCTAGAACCCGCTAGGTCGGTAGAAGTAGAGTAACGACAAAAAAGAAAAAAAACATAGGGACAAACCCTTAGATGCTAAAATTATTTAAATTCAATTATTTTCAAGGTTTAGACAATGGCAAGACCACCTAGCCCCAACACTGTGAACTTTCTCAGAATACTATCAGACCCTCAAAGGATGATCCTCCTGGCAGCGGGTGAAGGGAATATTTCCAGGGGATTCGAGAATGTGCTTTCTTTATATCAACACGCCCACAATGAAGGATTCAGACCTGATATGGAATTGAGTTCGTTAGGAATAATCTCGGTAACAACTAACAACCCCAACTTAGATAAATCACTAAGGGATAAGGTAAGGGAACCAATAGGAAACGAATAGGATAGAACACTGATAAACAAAAAGACAAGTACATCGAAAAAGGTGCATCACCCTCTTTCACACTTTATGCAAAAAACGCATAACCTTTGACTAAGGGTAAACCCTATGCTGTATGTTTAGCCAGTACTGTATAAAAAGACATGAGGGTAAACCCTAGGAGATGTATGGGGGGGGAGGGGGTAGGTTGGGTTGGTAGATATTTGTGGTGCACCCCACCCTCAGAAAAAGCTAAATTGACAATTCCAAGGAGAACCAATGGAACAATTGAAAAGAGGAAGAGGAAGACCCAAGGGGAGCGTCAAGATGACCATACAGAGGTTTGCTGACAATCCACCCCTTGTACTACCTAAGACAGACCACCAACGTCTTAAGGAGCTTAAAGAGTTGATGATTAGGTCTGGAGGTAAGGATGTGGCTCAGAAGGTTATTGAGATAGCCCTTAATGATGAGCATCCCCATCAATTGGTAGCTCTGAAGATGTGTCTTGATAGGACTCTTCCTATTAGCATGTTTGAAAAGGATAAGAGCCAGAGAAGTGCCGTTACCATCAATATCACTGGTTTGGGACAAGAACCTACCATTATTGATGAACAACCTGAAGATGTAGAGGCTAAATATGGCTGATCTGAACTTCTCTCTACTTCCTTGGCAACAAGAGGTATTTAAAGACCAAACAAGGTTCAAGGTTGTGGCTGCTGGGCGTAGGTGCGGTAAGTCTCGAATGGCGGCAGTTACCCTACTGATTGAAGGACTCAAGTGTCCACAAGGCTCTGCGGTTCTTTATGTGAGTCCCACTATGGGACAATCAAGACAGATTATTTGGGACTTACTGCTAGACCTTGGTAGAGAGGTGATTCAGAGTAGTCATGTAAATAATCTAGACATTACCCTGATAAACGGGGCTAGGATATACGTTCGTGGTGCGGATAGACCTGATACCTTGCGTGGAGTCTCACTGACCTATGCCGTTCTCGATGAGGTTGCCGACATCAAGCCCGAAGCATGGGAACAGGTCATTCGAGCAAGTTTGTCTGATAAACGGGGGAGAGCACTCTTTATCGGCACTCCCAAAGGACGCAATTGGTTCTACGATACCTTCAAACTAGGTGAGTCAGAAGATGATCCGGATTGGAAGTCCTGGCACTTCACCACTGCTGATAACCCATTGATTGACCAAGCAGAGATAGATTCCGCTAAAAAGACCCT